CAGAGGATTATCTATGCGTGTCGAAATTCGGGTATCAATGGGTCTGATAAGGCTAAACGTTGGTACTTGATGAACATCATTTATTCGATGATCATCGATGTGTTTGGAAATCTTGTCATGAAAACTGGTAAGAACCCCTCAGGTGGTTTTAATACACTGACTGACAATGGTCTTTGTATGATGGCAGTTGTATTGTATTGTGTTGCTTTTTCTTGTAATTCTGTTGAAGAGTTGGTTAGTAAATACCAAGAGTTCGCAGTTAAGATTATGGGTGATGATTCGATTATTGAGGATCGTGCTGAATTCGCAGACATGATTCCCAAGGCTAGTGATCTAGGGTTTAAGTTAACCTTAGAGGCATCGGGTCCCATAGAACACTGTACATTCCTTAGTAGAGGTTTCTACTATGATAGCAAGAAGCGTTGCTATATCTTCCGTCCTAACTTTGATAAGTTGATGGCTAGTGTATTTTATTGGTTCAAGAAGAAATCCTGGCGTCTGGCGTTTGTTAAGCTGTGTGCTGTGAGGCAGATGGTTTATGCGTTTGACGATTGGCGTCAGGAAATCGACTTGTTAATTCAATATTGCTTTGATAGACATAATGATGATATGATTCGTGAAGGCCATTTGGATGAGCTCATTACCTACAACTCAGTTGTAGGTGCCTTCATGAGCAATGAGAGGAATGAGTTGCTTATTTACGGGCCGTATGCTTAATCGCTATACCGTGAATGCGTTTTGGGGTTGAGCTCGTAACATCGAAACCCAAAATAAACTCCTCGTGGAGTTTTTCTTTCTTCTTTATTATTATCATGTCCGCCAAAGCTACCCGTGCTGAGAAGATCCTGACTAGGATCGGAGATCGTCTAGGTATCACAGATGCTGGAAAGCAGTGGTTGATTGCCGCCCTTGATATATTCCATGACAATCCTTTGGATTGTGTGGGGTATCCCGACGGTTCAGTCTCACCCTGTGTGACTAGATTGCAGAAGTATACAGTTACTCTGAATGCCAATCCTGGCAATACTACTGCAAATTGGGATTGTTTAATCCTCGATACTCCTCATCCCAGCTTGATCAAGTTGTTTGGTGCCGTGATTGATGGGTCGTCTACTACGCAACCGTTGAATAATATCAACGTTACTGCTCAGACTTCCCTCAGTTTTGGAGGCCTCTGGTGTGTTACAGCACCAGCGAATTCCAACTTTGATGGCGCCTCAATTGTCGCAGGCATCGCTGCAGGCACTTATGCCATTTTCCCCCTGACCATTGATCCGTCTTTGACTCAGGGTGACTTTCGTATAATTGCTAAAGGTTTCGAGGTCTATAACGTGACCAATCAGTTGTCACGAGGTGGTACAGTGACGGTCTTTGAGAGTCCTCTCAATTCCTTCACTACTGCTCAGAACTATGGAATCTTCAATACCGGTGCCTCGACTTCCGGTGGGGGTCAGATACTTGTGAATCCTCAGTGGCCCCAGAATGGGTCTTCCGCATATGCGCTTACAAATAGTAAGCAGTGGGAGGCTGAGAAAGGGTGCTATGTAATGGGACGTCTTTTGCAGACTGACTTGCCAATTGAGAATGGATTGAACTTCACTAATCCTTTCTACTACTTTGGTCAGTCACTTACTGCCCCAATTGTTGGTTTGAGTGCAACTCCTCAGAATGATACTAATTCTCATGGAGCAATGCCTGCCAGTCTTTGGGAGATGTTCAATTTCACTGGGGCTTATTTCCAAGGTTTAGCTAATGCCTCAGCGTTGACAGTGGACTATATGGTATATTTGGAGAACCATCCTGCGTTCTCTGATACTGCCATCTATTCCCTGGCCAAACCACCACCTTGTCGTGACGACATTGCGTTGTCTATGTATACCTGTCTCATGAGAGAAATGCCTGTTGGTGTTCCTGTTAGTGAGAATGGTCTTGGTGATTGGTTTGCTGACGCAATTGCCAATGTTGCTGATTATGTGTCTCCTGTATTGAGTGCTATACCGCACCCAATGACACAAGCAGTTGGCATGGGGCTGCGAGCAGCTGGCAATGTCGCAGCGTATAATAAAGGCTACCCCACAAATGCTAGAGGAAATACTAACCAAGGGTTAGTGCCTCTTAGCGGTGGTGGGGCAGCTACTAAAGCCGCTGTGAAATTGCGTAATGCTGAAATCCGCGCGAGAAACGAAGAGATACGTGCTCGCAAAGCTGCTAAGGCAGCCGGTAAAGGATAGATACCTTTTCAAAAATTTCGTTCAAGTGGATTGGGGTTATGAAGAACCCCTTTCCCCCGCAGCTAACCAACGGGTTGTCGCACCCGCGGATGCTAGGAACTGCCTACTTTTCCCATGGTGTTGTAGCACACAAATAAGACTACAATGCTCCGGACGGTGGGGGGGCGTTTATCGGAGCTGGTCCTTTTCGGAGGTGGTTATACAGTTCGGCTGTGTTACCTTTTTTACCAGTGATGAGGCGTTTTGGAGTGGGTCTGGAGGTGTGAGCTTTCGGGCTTATTCTCCAGACCATACCAAAAAAAAAAAAAAAAA